TCACTTCAATAAGAGCAGCCGTCTCATGATTGGCGTCCATCTTGAAGTTTAGGGTTAAATAAGCATCATTTAACTTCTCACTGATTTCATCTTCCCAATACGCTGCCGCCTCGCTGCCATCATTCTCTAATTCTCCAATAATCTCATCTTCATTATTTAAGATATACATTTATAACCACCTACTTCTGTACGTCAAATCAACAGTAGCCGCATCGGCAGGATATAATGTAATGGCTGAGTCGCCTTCAATGGCGAATAGCTTACTGATTGGGTCTAGCAAATCTTTACGCGGCTCGCCATTCAGCAAAATTTCCTTTGTATAGTGATCAATTTCTATTACGTCGCCAGCTCTTGCAATGACAGGAACTTGCGCTGGCTCAGTAAGTTTATTAATTTTCCAAACTTTTAACCTGTCGAAGTTAATTCGGTCATTGGTTGCGATAGGTTGTGTACCCACGCCAGCCACATGCAGCTGAATTTGAGCAAGGTTTTTATTATGCCATAAGTCTTTGACATCGTACCAACGCTTGAACATACGAGTCGTATGCTTTCCGTTGACGATTTTCGTAATATAGCACTCAAAAAATCTATCTTCCTGCTTCATGGATAGCAAGCCCCAAAAATCGTTATACACGCCGGGTCGAGCGCCATAAGAGCGAATAATATACTGCCCTTTATTAACGTCGCCAGCCCTAAACTCCGCCATTGTATTAGCTGTATCTTTATACATGTCTTTAATAGCCATCTTACCGATTACAGCTCCTGCGGAATCCATGAAATACAACTCCAGCCTGCCCTCCATCTTAGGGTCTTTTGTAAGGTCAAACTTCAGCCAGCACTCAACTTTCCAATGCTCTAAAGTCTCTGAAAGTCCTTTTTTGATTGCTGGGCCATGCCAACTTGTGCCTGTTCCAATATCGTTATAGGTAAATGTCGTATTAGTGGAAATCATCGTTCCAGCCACTACGCCGCCATCTACAATCGTTCCGCCCGTTGACCAGCCATTTCCTGTTAGAGATTGCATGTCATCGTCAAAGATAAGCTGTTCCTTTGGCGCGGCGGCTTGCGTGTCGTCCTCTACGGGTCTGCCTAAAACCACAGCATCTTTTTCATTGACGCCCATATAAGAGAAGAACGTTACATCGCGTTTAAAGGTGAATTTTAGCCTTGGAAATGTCTTGGCTGTTCCAGTGACCGCTATTTGATTAACTTCACTCACAAGAGGGAGCAACGTTTCTGTACGGTCAAAAGCCAATGGATCGGGCGCAATAAAATTCAATGTGCCTCTCCCCATAGTCACAATCTCCTCTAAATCTGTATCGCCCTCAAGGTACGCCATATAATAAAGATTTGGTTCTTTAGTAAGGATAAATTCTTCGGGTTTATCAGAATACAGCCATCCAGCAATAGTCCGAATGGCTGTATCTAAATCTTCTACTCTATCCCTTTTAATTCGAATAGGGACAGTAAATTTTTTCATTTCTAGTTGCGAATTCAGAGGAACTTCCCCTGCTCGACCCGGTATTTTTTGCGTATTTCGTGTTATTGCAGGGAGTAAACTTCTTTGTATCTTACCAACATCAAAATAGTTCTCGCTTGAAATACCTTTAAACATGAACGACATTAGTAATCTACCTCCCCTCGTGAACGTTTTGTGCGTGTTTCACTACGCTGTTGCAGTTCATTTATATCTGAGAAAACTTCTTCAGCAATCTTTCTGCCGTTTAAGTTCACTTGGAAAACGTAAGGATTTCCGTTTCCATCGCCATTGCCGCCATTAACAAAGAGTTCGCCTAACTTTCTAGCTACTCCAACGGCGAATGGGTCCATTGCGCGTCCGACTAACGGCACAACCGCCTCGGGCTTCCCGTTTTCAGCGAGCGCCGCTATCTCTGGACTATTGATAATTCCGCCCAGCTTGTAGCCATGACCTTTATATGCGTTGCCAAGGCTACCATAACGGGACACTGCATAACGAATGGAAGCAAGCATATTTGATAACGGGTCATAAACATTTTTATTAAAACCCGGCATAGCATAAGCTCGGAATGTAGGATCAATACGTTTCTACCCTCGGTTTCCCGATATTTATTAGGGGTCTAGACTGTATCTTCGGCTCAGAGAGTCGCACCTTGTCAGTCGTTCGAGCGTTTCTTTGATTGACGCTTCGGTGATTGCCCACGGCATTACCCGTTTGGGGTTCCCCCGATATTCGGTGTTCAATATACTATCGCTAGTATAAGGGGCTATAAGTTAACCTGTAATAATCCTTTTGACGGTGTACCACGGCGAGCGTTTATGTCCCAAAGGTTGATGGCTCTAGGGTTCCCACCCGATTCTGTTTGCATTTGGTATAGTAACCTTTTAAGGTTAGATGCAGTATATTGTCCTGTCATTTTTAACGCTTGAGAGGCAAGACCTGTCCAACGCTTAACACCCGAACCAGCTGGAATTTTACCCGTAAATGCTCCGCCTAATCCATCGCCTAATTGCTTCTTGATGTACGAAACGGCTTTATCTTTCACGTAGGAGATTGAGCCTTTAGCGACATCAGTGAAAGCTCCACCGACCTTGCCAATATCGGGAATATATTTTGCGAATACCTTTGCCATTAATTCCTTTGGTTTATCCATGTACTCCCAAACATCTAGAGCAACATCTTTTGCCTTTTTCGCCGTACTTGTAACCTTGTCTTTTGCTTTGCCAGCTGTAGACTTGGCGACTCCTAGCAATTCCTTGGCTTTCTTCTTAAATGCAGCTCCTACGCCACTATCGTAAAACGGTAGTAATCCCGAATCTCTCAATCTCTTCGTAGTATTTCCGTCAAGAACTTCGGTGCCCTTGTCGCCATAGTAAAGCGTATCTGTTGGAGGACTTAGAGCAAGGCGTCCATCAGAGAAACGAATTAATTCCTCTTGACCCCCATCCCCTGCAACGAACCACCCTCCGGGGTGATCTTGCGTCCCTTTTTTGTAATGAGGCACGGGCCATTTAGGGATTTTCTTCTCTACTCCGATTTTTCCTAGTACCCAGTTCACGCCCGAGATAGCGCCATTCACGCCCTTGCCGAGAGCGTCTGATAAACTGTTTGCCATTGAAATTGCCCCGTCTTTGGCATAGCGACTCATGCTCTTGATTCCCTGTCCAATTCGACCCGGTAATTTTTTGGCTGACTCAACTATATCTGTGAAAGTTTTAGACACCGAATTTTTTATATTTCCAAAAATTGTCTTAGTTTGTGACCAAAGAGAATTCCATCCATTAGACACCCATTGACGCGTTTTTGTGACGGCTGAAGAAATAGCCTTATAAATACTTGAAAAAATTGAACTCAAGAACTTATACACTGAACGGAAAATGCTAGTCGTTATGTTATACACTCCGCGCCATCCCGATTGGAATACCACAAAAATTCTGCGAAGAATATTCACATAAAAGTTATAAATAAATTTAAAGTAAGACTGGATGAAGCCCCACACTGATTTTAGGAAAGACAGCGTTAAAGATTTCACACCAGACCAGCCTTGAGAAAAGGCGATGTACGTTCTACGCATGATATTTACGTAGAAATTATAGATAGTGCTAAAAATTGACTTAATAAATGACCACATCGAGCCAAGGATTGAACGCGCCCAGTTGAGCATTGATTTGAAGGCATTTCCCGTGGCTGTGGTCAGTCTCGTGTATGTTTTTTCGATAAACTCACGGATAGCCAACATGAAATATTGCACATTGAAACTAATCTTTCCAAATCCTGACTTAAATAAAGCAATGCCGCCAACAAAGAAAGATTTAAAGATACCTAGTATCCGCCCTAGTGCCATAAGGCTGATATAATTCCAAATGAATATGAAAATATTTTTTACAATTGCCACCAAATTGCCGAATGCCGCTTTCCAATTTCCTTGAAGCAAGTTAGTGAAAAGCTGAAATAGATTGGTTATAATGGCGATTCCCGAAGTGACAATGCCCTTTATATTTTGCCATGCGCCCTTAATGATAAATTCTATAACCGTCCATGCTACACGGAAAACTTTGCCTATCAACGTGTTTCCGTTGGTGACTGTATCGACTAGCACCTTTATAAATCCAGCTACGGCTTGAACCATATTTCCGACTTTCGGGGCAATTTGAACAATGAATCCAACTACAGCCTCAAGTCCAGCACGGAATTTAGGTAAAAGCGCACTTACAACAAAATTTATTACCCGTGCAAGGATATCGCCCATTGCCTGCCAAAATGACCCGGCTTTCTGTGCTCCGACCATGCTATTTAAAGCCGCTAGAACGGTGGTTTTCAGCCTGTTCAGCGCAGGGACAAGAGGAGCTATCGCACTTGATACAGTCTGTTGAATCTGTGTAAAAGCACTTGTTACGGATTTACGCAGATTCTCTGAAGCTCCCCACATTTTCATGAGGGAACCGACAACCACAACGATTGCCGCCGAAAGAACGCTGGCAATTCCTATAATCCTAGTTAGTCCTAGAATTAATGGTCCAACCGTCATCCATATAGAACCAAAAGCCGCCGCAAACGACGCCGCTCGCCCTATACCAATTGCCATTGGAGAAAGCAGCAAGCCAAAAACAGTAACCAAATACATGAACATCCCTGTCATTTGGCTGATATCATCGTTGGCTTTATTCATGGTATTAATGAAATTCGCCAAGGCTGTGCTCGCATCAAGAATTTTAGCTGCGATTCTTCCCCAAATATCCACGAATGGGCCAAGTGCCTGAGCCCAAGCTCCTTGTGCCTTCGCCAAAGATATTCCAAGGGGAGTTAAGCTATTTTGTAGCTCTTTAATCTTTTGATCAGTTTCCTGTTTGAGTTGTGCCAGCTCACTTGTCGCCCTTGTCCTAGCAAGACGATGCTTTTCTTGCCACAAGGCAACATACTTATTCAGCTCGGCATCGCTCATACGGTTTAAGGCGGCGATTTGACCAGCCGCTTCGGGACCTAGATTACTAAGATAGTTTGCAAAATCGCTGCTAGTTCTTGAGGCAATGCTGGCGAGGTTCTTATTCCAGCCACGCATGGCATTTACTTGCTCATTTAGGTTAGCCATTAACTTACTCGGGGATGTTTTCTCAAGCTGTATATTCTCGAATATATTCCATGTGCTCTCTATTGCCTCTGTACGCTGTTGCAATTGGTTTTGATAGTTAGCCAAGGCATCGGCTTGCTGTTGCAGCACATCCGCCACACTTGGTCCCTTAGCCGCGTTAAACATAACAGCCGTGAAAGCCGCCAACGCCACGCCAGCCGCCATCGCTACCATTTGCATTCGCATAAGCCCTGTATTAATGACCATAACCCTGTCTTGTAAATCTTTCATAGAAGCATTCGGGCCAAGTTGTTTCAAGGCTATACTAGCCGCCGAGCTTTGCTTTGCCATCTTTTCAAGACGAACGCCAATCCCTAGAAAAAAGGAGTCAATTCGCTGAATAGAAGAGGTTTGAGGAACGATATCCAACATCTTCTGAGCTTGCCCTTTGCGAGCCTCCATGATTTGCACATTGCGAATCCAAGTGTCTTTATAAGCTTCCATCGCAATAGCTGCTCTATTCATGGCATCGGGTGTATTTACCCCTAGTTCAGTAATCATATTGGTGTATGCTTGACCGCCCCTTGCCGCCGCCCTCATAGCTCTGTCAACATCACTTAATTTGCGCTCTACTACTTCCATTCCAGCCTCATACGAAGCGAAATCCCCAGCTTCACGCAATTGCTCTAGCTCTTCTTTAGTTCTGTCGATATCTCTACGGAACGCTTTTAAACGCTCTTGAGTTTGCTCAGTTGATAATTGAACCGTCCCATCTCTATTAAGACCCAGCACAGCCATCTGAGTTTCTTTAACGGCATGATTAAGCTGATTGATTGTTTTAATTGCACTTTTACCGCTACTCGACACGCTTGTTACTTTTTCAATAGACGTTGCCGATTTGACCGCAGCCGCACTCATTTCCTCAAAAGAAACAGTTGCTCGGTCTATATTTCTCATGTGCTTACGTGTATCATCAAGGCTTTGATGAAATGGTTTTAAATGTTCTGGAAGGTTTCGGATTTCTTTGCCAATTGTATCTGTATGGCGACGATTATAGCGCCCCCAGTTATCGTAATAACGGCGCGTTCTATCTTCCATCCCGTCAAATACATCGTCTGTAACATCGCCTAAATCCTCAAAGGAGTCGGCTATGCTCCCAGCTGGACTCGTACCCTCCATTGTGCGAGAAAACCTTCTAGCTTGAGCTTCTACAGACCTAAAAAAGCTGGCTATGGTGCGCCGCGCTTGCCTATCGCTGGCGGTAATATCAATATGTGATCCTTCGCTTGAATTTGCCAAACTTCCACCTCCTTTAGACAAATAAAAAAATCTCCCCCTTATAAAAAGGAGAAGACTTTAATTTGCTGCCCACCATTGTCCTTGGACGAAAGTTTCTTGTTGTTCTTGTTTCTCTTGTTTTTCCTCTTGGACAGATTCGTAGCTTGGAGGCATAATTTTGTCCACTGATTTGCCTTTATTAAGGGCAATATCCAGCGTAACAAGAAGGCTTTTCACACCTTCCCACGTTCGAACTTGTGACTGTTCCCATTTTTCTTTTTGAGCCTGCTTAAACTTTGCGTTTAACCAGTCGAGAGTGTGTTCCATGACATACTCCTCAGTGTAGTTAAAATGAGAAGAAACAAATTCAATCTGTGTAACTGCTATCTCTACGATTTCTCCCCATGTGAGTCCGTGGCTGGCTTCGCTTGCTGTTTCGCTATTGCTTCCTGTCGAGCCTGCTCCATTTCGGGGAACATGTCGTCCATAATCGCCTTGATTGTCGGCATGTCCTTCCCGTAAAGGCTCTTGTACAGCTTGCGAATTTGCAAAAAAGTTTTTTTGATATTAGTTTCCTCAACATATACAGTGATGACGTCAAGCATTTCATTTAGATCCAGGGCGAGCGCTTCTTCTACTTCAATATCAAGAACAATTGAGAAGATTTTAACCAATTGCTCTTCTTTTAATGAACCCATGACAAGAGTAAGCTTCTCTAATCCTTCAATAGATTCATCAAGCAATAACTCGCGAATCTCACTGTAAATTCTAGCTCCCTCTGTACCTAGGAACTTAACCACGCCTAATAATTTATGGATAGAAAGTTTCGGCACCTTCAACTTGTTTCCGTCAGTTAAAGTCACTGTACCAATTGATTTATTCATGTCTAGTCGATTTAAAATTTCGTTCATACTTTACCCCCATTAATTTTTATAAAGTTGCAGCGTGGCGAGCGACGGCGCGTTTCACTGCCGCTACATAAGCATCGAACTCCGCATTTTTTGAAGTTCGTCTGCCAGCTGCTGTATTTGTAGTAAAAAAGGCATTTCGTTGCATTGTTGAAATTTCCAATTGCACACCCATGCCTCTAGTTGTTTCATTTACGATATTTCCCGGCTCTGCTCCAGCAATATCCGAGCCACTAGGTTCCTGTTCCCAAGGAATTCCTGCCGCCGTAAACTCTTCACCTACGAAGTTACGTAACTGCTCATCTAGCCCACCAATTTTTGTGTTTTTTACAGCGCTATCGCTGTATCCGTGATAAGACACGGCAATTTTATGCTCGTGTACTAGATTTACAGCGTTTGGCTCATTAAAATGGGTAGACGTAACATGCAGCACACTATTTCCTGAAGATAAACGTCCCTCAAAGGCGTAATAGGAATCCTTCGCGTCTGCTGAGAACTCTGATAATTCACTCGCCCCCGACTCGATGCCGCCGCCGTGGGGCGAGAAATAGATAATACCGCTAGTGCCTTTTTTTAATCGTATAGAAAAATCAGATTCGTATTTTCTGTTTTTCATTAAGTCATATGAATCTGCATAAGTATCAGCCATTTATAATCACTCCTATAGCAATGCAATAGACGATGTAGGTGTTCCGTCAGTATCGACTTTGTAACGAACGAATTGAGTAGTAACAGCCATCGTATAAGCTGCACGACCGCCACTTTCAACTACCATCGTTCCTAGAGTTGTCCAAGTCATACCTTCCGGTGATGTATATACCGTCACATTTGCAAATTGGGATGATGATACATAAATAATTGCGTCTGTATATCCAGTGGTATCGATAGCAGGAGAGTAGAAATCTCCGGTGTTATCCTGTGTTAAGGATACACCGAAGAAAGCTCCT